TGTCGTTGAATTCTACAACAAAATGTTGTAATATCTTTTTAACTATGATAGGCTGGAAAGCCTCTAAACAAAGCACTTTAGGTATTTTCCCTAGAGTGCTTTGTTTCTTTTTACTACCCTTTTAGTTACCTATGACTAATTTTTGTATAGTAAGAGGGTGTACCTTTTCGGGTTCACCCTGTATTTACTGTATTTATAAATTGCTGATTGCCGTTTCAAAGATTGAGACGGCTTTTTTTGCACCTTCTTTTGTAGCGTGTACGTATGTATTTAATGTCATTGTTATATTAGAGTGGCCTAGTCTATATTGCAGATCTTTAGCCTCTATTCCAGCGTAAAGCATAATAGTAGCATGGGTATGACGAAAACCATGAAAACTTATATCGGGTACCCCAGCACTCTTAAAATGCCCCTGTAGTCTTTTTCTTAATAAGCAAGCGTAAGCGTATTTAGTAGTAAAGGGTGTGAACACAATATTTTCAGACCTTCCCAGCTTCCAACATTCTACTTGTTGGCGCTTTTTATACTGTTTTAAAAGTGAGATTGTCGCTGGATCTATTTCAATATCTCTTAGGCCTGCTTTTGATTTAGGGGTATTTGTTTCTTGATATCTGTTTAAAGTCTTAGATATACTGATAGTGCCTGTTTTGAGGTTTATATCAGACCATTCAAGGGCTAAAACTTCCCCAATACGGCAACCACTGGCCAGCAAAGTTTTATAAAGAACGTAATCAAAAAGATTTTCATATAAATTTAGATCCATACTATCAAGATAGGCTAGAAATTTCTTTAATTCTTGATTGCTAAAAAATCTAATCTTTTGTTTTTTTGCTTGTTGCTTACGTGGAATAATAACATCACGGGCTGGATTGTGCTGGATTACTTGCATAGTAACCCCATATTGAAGTATACGGCGGTTAATATTGTTTAGAAAACTATAATTTGCGTATGCTCCCTTCTCCCCTCTATTCGCTCTATCTGCCCATTTATTTACTTGTTGTTGAATAATAGGAGTAGTTAGGCTATTTAGTTTATAATCGCCAAAAACGGGCAAAATATGAAGCCTTACAATCCCCTCCATAGATTGTTGGGAGTTTGGCTTGATTGTATTTTTATAACTGTCCCACCATAAAGAAACCAACTCTCTATAAGTAGTGATCGACGGTTTATTTTTAGCACAATATCCATTGTTGGCAAAGGTATTAATAGCTTCCCTAGCCTTGATTTTGACTGCAGTTTTAGTACTAGCCGTAACAGTAGTACGTGCTTTTTTTCCTGTTAGTTTATCTACTCCTAGATAAACACTGGCACGGTAAACAGTTCGGCCATTCTTTTTTACTACGGTTTTGATATTCATTTTTCTTTCCTTTCCATCAACAGGCAAGCGGATAGGTGAGAAAAGAAAATAATCTATTTTAAAATCGTGTTTTTAAGCCCTAGATAGCCTATAAATCAATTTTGACAACAGTATAAGGGGTATTCACCCCCTGCACATTAGAAGGCGTTAAAAAGGTGGGATTGGCTTTATACTGCAAAGATTAAAATAAGTATTGCTAGAAGAACAAATCAATGATATACTACAGGTGTGTTGGTGTATATCATTAATTTGCGTTTTGGTACATTAACACTGTTCATAGAGTTGAATATTTAACTCCACAAAATGCACCGTATTTTTACGGTGTTTTTTATTTAATAGATCTAGCTTAATTATTGAGGTAATCTAGCAGTTGTTTTATGCCAGTTTGTAGGAAATCCTAACTCAGATAAAAACAAATCAATAGGAACAGTATGAAGATGTTTTTCAAAGGTTTTAAATCTTGATAATAATGTATTGTGTAGTTTGGCGTATTCAATGGAGCTTAAAAAGCACTGTAGGACTAAAAAAACATGATAAGGGCTACTTTTAGCATATGAATAATTACTGATACCATAGTTAGAATGTAAATCTGGATAGTATTTCACACTTTTCCTACACTTGAAACTAAATAGTCTATTGTCATGAGCGCATACATTTCTAATTTCTCCAATATTCTCAACAAAAGTAATAAGCATAGCACGAGTAAATGTTTTATTAATTTTAATATGTTCACAAATAAAACTATAAAGCATTTTAGAAATCTTATCTTGTAAAGAATTCGGGAGGACTTTTAAGAGAGCTAGCATATCCCCAAATGTCAGGTAATCAATTATTACCCAAAAGGGTATTTCAAGATGTTTACTAAAGTAATGTTGAATACGATTAGTTGTTATGCTTGATTTATGTTTATCAATTATTTTAACCATTTGTTGAATTACAAATTTAATTGTTGAAATATTACCTTTCTTCAAATGGTTATAGTTTTTTAAATCTAAGTAAAAATAAGGAGTAGAAGCGAAGCTTTCAGAAAATACGTAAGCCGTTATTGATTTTATATGTTTTTCTGCTTCTAAAATAGCTTTTAAAAAAGAATACTTAATTTCTTTGTCATAGAAATAACTGTAAGTGATTTCTGAAAAGTTCGTACCTGGAATATACTTATTTGGAGATTGTTCAAAGTACTTACTATATCCATTGATAATACTGTAATAATTGTTAGTCAGTAGATATTTTTTAGCTCTTTTATAATCTGTAATTATAAGGCCTCTTTTATGAAGTAGTTCGATCTGTTCAGTAATAGTTTTAAAAGGTTTTGACAAAAAAAGCACCTCCGTAAAAGAAGGTGCTATTTTCGCGTTCCCGTTTCACTGAGAATTATCGGGCGCTGATTCCTTAAGTACCTTCATTGTATGATAATTTTTGATGTTAGTCAACAAGAATGTTCAAAATAATTGATTATTTCTTTAATTTATTATGGTTAGGATTAAAAAAATTTAATTAAAGTAGATGAATTGGTTCATTAACACTGTTCATAGTTGGATATTTAACTCCATAAATTACACCGTATTTTTACGGTGTTTTTTTATTTTTTACGAATTATCTTCATTATACTCTTTTAGAAGTGCTATACCATGATCTTTATCATATAAGGTAGAAACTAACTCCATAACAAGTTTTTTATCAGAAGTTGAAAGAGTTAAAAAACTACATAAAAAATCTTTAAAAAGTAAAGGCAAGAAACTAAGAGCAATATAGGTATTTGTAACATTATTTGTAGGTGTTCCTTTTACCTCTTCACTTTCCTCTTCTAATGTCTCAGGAAATTCTTTAAGAATTAAATCAATAATGTTTTGTTCAATTAAGGGAATAGTATCAGTAGTAGTTACAAGAGATAGATCCCATTTTCCTTGTTTTCGTTTGCTTTCGTTATATTCTAGAATTATTTTTTTTAGATCAGGATTAGTAAGCAAAAGTTTTTTGATATTTTTAAAGCTATCTAGTGCTTCATTTTCAATATTGTAGTATTCTTCATAACCTAGTAAGTAGCCTACGCTTACACCAAAATAATCGGCTAACTGTTGGGCTTTTTCTGGTTTAATCTGTCTTTCATTCTTTTCCCAGTATATGTATGTTCTTTTTGTTACTCCTATTTTGTCAGCAACCTCTTGTTGAGTAACTCCAACTTTTCCATTTTCTTTTTTATTCAGTCTAAGTTCTTTTAGTCTATTCATTTATAAGTAACACCTTTCGAGAATATTATAACATGTTTTTGTTTTATGGTGAAAAAAAAATTCAACTTTTTTAAAAAAATATATTGACAATGAACAAAAAGTGCAATATAATGATCATGTCAGCAGATGTTGAACAAAAATTACAACACATTCCAATGAACACCTTTCACCTTATTGGAGTTGATTAGTAAAGGAGGTATAACATGAAAAACAATATGAGACTGTTATTAGCAAAGCAACGAAAGAAAACATCTGATGTTGCAGAGGCTACAGGTATTTCAAAAAGTACGCTCACCGCTTTATACTATGAACGTGCTAAAAGTCCCACTATAGATACCTTGAAAAAAGTATCAAGTTATCTAGGAGTTACTATTGATGAATTTCTTAATGTAAATGACTGATAGTAACACCATTTAATACTTAGAATGATGATTAATTTACTTACAAAAATTATCGAGGATAAAAAATAATAGTAGACAGAAAGGATACAAAATGGATACAAAAATTTCATTTACAGACTTTAAAGAGTTTATTGACACTACCACATTTGAGGCAGAAAACATTATTTTACCACCAGAAAAAGGAATGTTAGTTAAATGGGCAGATGATAATGCCCAAGCGTGGAAAATGATCCAAGAAATGCTAGAAAATGGAGAATTAAAGTATACTCCCCAAAAATGATAAAAAATGTTAGAAATTAAAAAGTGAAAGGAGACTTATTATTTAAATGGACAATCATGAAGAATTTAAAACAATTACCAATAGCAAGGGGCTTCCAATTCCAAGATATCTCAAAGACTTTAAAAAGCTAGTTGAGAAAGATAAAGAACTAGCTGAATATCTTTATATGAACTACAAGGAATTAGAAAGTGATGATTTGGGCGCATATCTTGGAATGGTAGAGCAGGGAATTAGCTGGATTCTAGATCTTATCGAAAGTAAAGACTTGCTTTATAAACCCAAGTCAGGGAAAAAAACATGAAACAAAACAACAAAAAAAGTCACTTACTCAAAATTTGGCGATAGCGAGTAAGCAACTAATATCAAATATAGGTACGTAGAAAGAGAGATTTTCTAAATACTTTTTATGTACCTAGTATAACAGAAAATAGCGAGGTACACAATGAGTACAAAGAAAAATTTCTCCTAATTATATAATGGTGAGATTAAACGAAATGATTTTTATAACGCTTGGAAACGTTTAGGAAATCAAATTGAACATGAGAAAAAAACTAAAAAATTAAACACTTATCAAGAACAGGCAAGCGGATAGGTGAGAAAAGAAAATTGTAAAAAAAGCGTGCTGACAGGGCAATTCTAAGGCTTTGTTTAGTAAATCAATGGATAACTATCTATGAAAAATCGCTATAAAACGCCTATAGATCAGGAGAAATACATGATTTAGAGGGGCGTAGAAGTTCAAAAGAGAATGAGGAAAATAAAATGAATGAATGGAATTTACCAATTGACAAAACCATTATTTTACTTGTAATTCTATTTAAAATTGTATGGAAAATATGGAATAGACCAATTCCAATCAAACTAGTTGAAGAAAAAGAAAAGGTAGAAGTTTCAAAAGGATTAAATCCAGATTATGGAGCTTATGTTTGGTTAGCTGGCAAGCGTTTTAATTGAAAGGTGTAAGGATATGGAATTACTTTCAAAGGAAATTCAATTGGAATGGCTTCAAACTCAAAAAGAGACTTTAGAAACCCTTGTGAATTTAGAAATGGAACGAAAAGGGAAACTAGATCTTATTACTAGAGAAGAATTAAAAGAGGCCCTAGGAGTTTCAGGAGAAACACTAAGAAATTGGGAAATGATGGGCTTACAACGTTTTCAAACTCCTATGGAGAGAGCTAGAAAAGTTTATTACCGCCCAAGTGATATTTATTTGTTCTTATCAGTGAGGTAAAGAGAAATGGAAGTAAGATATTACGAACCGTCTAAAGATTTTAACAAAGCAGTATATAATGCTCCCTTTAATCTTCTATTACTACCATTAGGTACAGATGAAGAAACTGAAAAGAAGATCATAGAACATTTTGAGGAGGTGAAAAGATGTATAGACAAGTGATTTTATTTCTACAAGAACAAAAGATACAAGACTTTGAGTTTCTAAAGGAAGCCCCTACTAGGGTTTATAAAAAGAATGAGTGGTATGCTTTTATTTACTATGAACCAATGGGGGAAAATCTAACTGAACAGGTGAGCCCTAAAATGCTTATTCAAGTAGTAACCAACTCTAAAGAGCTAGAAAATAGGGGCTGGAAGTTAGTACGTAATTTCCCTATCAGTAAATTACAAGGGGACTTACTAGAGTTCTTACAATTATATGAAGTCTATAAATTTAGAAGTTATAAAAATGGTTATGGTTTAGAATTTAATGGGCCATTACTGGAATTTGTTGCGTATGGCTTAAATGATCGAACAGAAGTATCCACCTTTTTAAAAATGATGGTTGGGGCTGGATATGATTTAGAAATAATCATACAGATCTTCTCAAATATCGTTAAAAAGAAATCTCTTGCCCGTGATTTTGTTGAATTGATAAACCGTTATGAGGTGTCAGTATGAATGTAAAAGGAGCATTAGAAATCATTAAGCAAGAAGAACAAAGCAATATTATCCCCTTTCAAAAACCACCAGAAGAAGTAAGAAAACTAAATACTTTTGTGAATTGGAAAAAGGCTGTAAGAGAGTATTTAGATAAATTTAATAATGAACGTCTGAAAAGCTTGATAGAAAAGGGGGCAACAGAAGAAGGAGCAAAAAAAGAAATAGATAAGCCGTTAAGTCATACAATGGTAGCAAGTATAATGTTAGAACTGTTTAATTTTTGCCGTATTGATAGCGAGGAAGGGGTAAGCCCTATATATATCTATGATCCAGATAAAGGTATTTATATAAATGATCTGGAGTTTTTAAAGGACATTATTAACGTGATTGAGTACCGCCATAATGAACGTAGAGCAAACGACTGTATATATTCATTGAGACGACAGACACCACGAAAACAATTAGAAGATAACCTAAATTACATCATTGTAGGCAATGGTATTTACAATCGAACAACTAAACAGTTAGAGCCTTTTACTCCGTCTAAAATATACACTAGTAAAATTAAAACCAATTATAATCCAAACGCTCAGAGGGTAAACATAAAGGGTTGGGATTTTGAGAGCTGGCTTCTAGATCTCTTTTCAGGAGATAAAAGCCTTTATCAACTAGCATTACAACTATTACACGCCTGTATCAGAGGAGAGAGTTTAGGGAAAATGTTTTGGTTTATTGGAGAAGGTGGAACAGGGAAAGGGACACTCCAAGAGCTTTTTATAAATCTTGTTGGGCGTGAAAACATAGCTAGTATAAAGATTACGGATTTAGATGTAAACAATCGCTTCACATTGGCCCAAGCGTTAGGAAAGAGGGCAGTTATTGGGGACGATATCCAACAAAAGGCACTCATTAAAGATACCTCTAAACTATTTTCTCTAGTAGGTGGGGATACTGTTTCAGTTGAAAAGAAGGGGAAAGATGCCTATAGTGCTTATATAAAGACTGTTGTTATTCAATCAACAAATGAAATGCCAAGGTTAGATGGTGATAAAAACGCTATAATGAGAAGAATGGTGATCCTTCCATTTCAAAGAGTTTTTTCAGATGGGATAAAAAAACCCAATCGAGCTATTAAGTATGATTACATCAAGAGAAAAGAAGTATTAGAGTATGTTTTGAAGTTAGTAATAGATTTAGAATTTGACGAATTTATTCAGCCAAAAATTTCAAGAAAATACTTACTAGACTATCAACAATCTTTAGACACAATCCAGCAATTTGCTGATGAATTATTTCAAGATATTCAATCTACTTTTTTACCTAATGATTTTGTCTGGTGGCGATTTACTGGCTTTGTAGAGTTTCATAATCACCAAAGTAGTTATACTAGCCAAGGGTTAAATAAGAAATTTGAGAAATATTTACCCAGCGAATGGAGAAAAACAAAGTACCCTATCACTATTCCAAAAGGTCAAGAATTGCCCAAAGGGTTTAAGCCAAAAGAAGACACTCCGAATTATCAAAATAAAACATATCGTTTTACACCCTCTAAAACTGTGAGGGGTTACGAAAAAACCACTACAGAACATACACATGAAATACACTAAATTATATAAGTGTAGTAGTTGTAAAGTATTGATACAATTGAGTTTTATTATATATTACTACACTACTACACTTAAATAATATAAATAATAATAAAAGAGTGTTGTTATATCTGTATATATACTCTTATAAGAAATTCCGAGTTAGAAAAATAAGTGTAGTAGTGTAGTAGAAATGTGAAAACCCTTGTGGGACAAGGAGTTTAAGCTTTGGGCAATTTTTCCTAAGTGTAGGAGCAATTCCTAAGTGTAGGAAAAAGCATAATTTCAAAAGAAAAAGAGGTATCAAAATGGAAGAAAATAAATTGAAAAAATATTTAGAAGAAGGCTATATTTTATTTTATAAAAATGGTACAATAGAAGTAGAGAAAGCGCCCATGTTTGGCGATATTAATTTGAGCTATTCAGATGGTAAGCTGAATCTATTAACAAAAAGAGAAACAAAAAAATATGTCTATTGAGAACAACTCAGGGGCGTACCGTAAGCAATAATGCTAATGGTATGCCCCTTTTTTGTATATCAAGAAAGGAGGTGTGGGCTATGGAAAGAAATGTTTTCCCCGATTATGTTGTAGGTGCTAAATTTTCAATGGATCCAGAAAAAAGGAAGAAAATTTTTTCAAACTGTAAAAAGAGTGACAAGAACTTAAATAAAAGGAAACGTGAGATTTTAGAAAAATATGTCAAACCTCAACAACAATCAGAAACTAGAGCAGATGATCTTGAAAGTTCGGAGAGTTCTAAAGGACAAGATAACCGCTAGGAACTTTAGAAAGAACTACAAGCAAAGAGCAGATATAAAAAGATAAAAGGAGAAAAACAAAAATGAAAATTGACTTAAAAAATAAAAAAGAAAAATTAGAAAATTATATTCGTAGTATTGGTTATGAAACAACTGGCCTTGAATTAAAAAGTGATCAAGCCCTTATTGATCAAGCTATTATTGATAGTTACAAACAAGATGAAAAGAAAGATTTAGTTTCTCTAATTGATATTATTGAAGTAACTAGCAAAGAAGGAAAGTATGAAGAAATTGACTTAGACAAGGTAGGAATGATTGAGATTGGTGATACTTTTGGTGGCAATAGAGATAAAGAAGCTAAGACAGATTTTCTAGAAGTTGATTATAAGATGAAGACATTCGGGGGATTTCTTAACCTATCAAAAGAACAAATTGATGACGGTATGTATAATCTAGATTCATTCCTAGGAAATAGTATTGCTAAACTTGAGCGTAAAACTATGAACAAAGGAATTGGGGAAGTCCTAACACTTGCGACTGCAAAAAGTATTGCTTCTATCAATGACATTAAAGATCTAGTAGCTCTAGTGAACCCAGAGCGAGAAGTTTCAATTGTAGTTACTAATTCTTTATTTAACCACTTAGAAAAGATGGTAGATAGTTCAGGCTTACCAATTCTTAAAGTTAACAAGCAAGATGGAACTAGTGAAACATTCTATACTGATCATTTTGTAGTAGTAGATGATACTACATTAGGAAACGCTGGAGACAAGCTTGCGTTTGTTGGAGATATGAAGAACTACGCTAAACTGTTCAAATACAATCAGACGTCTGTGAAATGGGTTACAGACTTAAAAATATATTCTGAACGACTTGCGCTATACACACGTTTTGACGTTAAGAAGGTTCAACCAACATTAGGTTATTTTGCAACTTGGAATTAAGAGGTAGTTAAATGGAGTTAGATTTATCAAAATACCCTCTACAAGAACTTTATAAAAGATTTGAAGAGGTGGAACAGAAAGAGGCCAATGTTTCAAAGTTTGAAAAAACTGTCTTAGATGAAAAAGTAAAATTACAAAATTTTGAAGGATTTAGCCTTGACGATTTGGAAAGTTTAATAAATGGTAACGAGGTTATTTCACACGATCAATTGAACTTACTAACAAAAAAATTAGAAAGTGTATCAAGAGAGCTTAAAGATATTAAAACAATTTTTCAAAGTGAAGTTCCTATTTATATCCATTTTGAAACACGGAGACGATTTAGAAAAAGTGGTTTAGAAGCTTCTTACAAAAAAACTATTAAACATATCATAATGGAGTTTGAAAAACTTCGATCAATTGAAAAAGAAGTGCAAGAGATCAATGATAAGATAGTGAAAGAAATTTCTAATAAACATAGTCTTTCAGGGTGTAGAACAGAGTTAGAACTAAATGCAATTACACCTCTATTTAAACCAGAGGTAAGTGGTGAAATCTATCTAAATTCAGAAATTAAGAAAGCTAAGGAATTTTTAAAGTAATTCATTTTATATATAGCGGTACTCAATAAGTATCGCTATTACTTTGATTTTTGTAGACTTTAACACAATGAGGCGAGCATAAACTGAAAAAATGAAATGGTTAAAATCCTTTTAATAGCAAGGGAAGAGGAAAGATGGCGAGTTTCACAGAATGTAAGATATGTTAAACTGGAGGGAAAAACAAGGCGACAATGACAGAAAAAACACTGGTAAGTAGGTGTTGCAATGCAACAACAGGTAGATACTATGCAACACCTTCTTAAGTTGAAGGGATAGGCTTAAATGAGATAAGGATAGTATAATTACATAGAATAAAGGCTCTAATAAGTGAAATATAGGCCATTTAACAGGGCTGGTAGTATATGTATAGGGAGGGGTAATATTGCTTACTACGGGACAATTAGACAGGCTAGATGAAGAGCTAGACCGTTACAAGAACATAGATAATAAAATATTTTTGAGAAGACAAGAAATAATTTATAATAAAAAGTTTACTGAACATTCAAGTGGTTCAAATAAAATCAGTAATCCAACTGAAAATACTATTATAAGGCTAGAAAGTGATATAGTGTTACGAAATTTAGAGCTTTTTAAGGAAATAATAGAGCTATTACTAGAAAATTTGACTCCAGAACAGATAACTTTATTTAATATGCACTGGCTAGGTGAACAATTGACATGGGAGGAAATCTCAGAGCGACTTGATAGACCAGTGAGAAGAATTAAAAAGCAAAGAAGAGCTATAATAGAGGCTTATGCTAATATGATCAACCTATAAGAGATTAAATAGATAATTATATAAGAAAAAATCAAAAGAAAATATAAAATAAGTTACTTGAATAATCATTTATTTGTTATTTTGCAAAAATCAAAAAATTGATTTTCTGTAAAAATTGATTTTATCAATTCTTGAATTTTTCAAGATCCCCCCCTCTTTAAAAAATTTTTTTGGATCAATCGGGAACCGGTGAAGGGAACTTTTTCCAAGTCGGAGGCTTCCAGATAAAAAGGGGTTGAAAACTAGCTTAAAATGGCCCAGAGTGGCTACTTTTGGAATTTAGAAATATATTGAGAGATAATAGCTATACATTTGTTTTGTATGGCTATTTTTATAGTAAAAAAGCCCCAAAATTTTGGAGCTTAATTCTTGCCTGTTGAACTCATTAGATTTAGTTCCCTTTTTACTACCCTTTAAGTTACCCCAGCATGTCTCACTTTGTCAGTGATTGTTGAAATACAATGTTTTTGGTGGTTAGGTTGCCTTATTATTACTATACATGTTTGAGTGCTGATAACAAAATGCTTTAATTTTAAGAAAAAACTTGCAGAAAGCCTACGACAGTGGGCTTTTTGTTTTGTCTTAAAGGGTTGATTTCTGGGTTAGCTACCCTTTTTATTTTTTTAAAACCTAAAACTGCTAATAAAAAAATCCTGATCTATCTAGATCAGGAGGCACTGTTACCGTAACATTTTCATC